GTAGGGGCGAGCATTGCTCGTCCGCGGTAACAACCACGTAAAAAAACAGGCCGATGCAAATCCGTACCGGGTTAGATTGTGCGAATTCGCCCGGGATGGTGCGGGGCCAATGCCACGCTGCGCGGACGGCCAATGGCCGCCCCTACACGGGTGTAAGGCCGGGGTGCGGTGGTGACCGGGGGGTTATGGCTCAAAACCTCCGACCTGGTTCAAAAGCGGAAGTGTTATCAATGGCGCTTCGCGACGGGCCGATGTGCGACGCGTAGCTAGTCCCTTGGGAGTCATCGGCCCCTACGGGTGCGCACCCTGCCCGGCTGTGCCCTATGCGGCGAAAGCCGCGCTTCATGGCGGCAACGCCGCCGCTTCATAGGCCGCAGGCCGCTTCATGGCCGAAGGCCGCTTCATAGGCGCCTTCGCGCCGCTTCATAGCGGCTCTGCCGCCCACAGGAGGTATTATGCGAACGATCACGATCTCACAACCGAATGCGAGCCAGGAGAAGCTGCTTTTGGCCAGGACGAAGCACGTTGGCTTCGGCGGGGCGCGGGGTGGGGGAAAGAGCTGGGCGGTGCGGCTGAAGGCCAAGCTGCTGGCGCTGCGCTATGCCGGCATCCGGCTGCTGATTGTGCGGCGGACCTATCCGGAGCTGATCAACAACCACATCCAGATCCTGCGCGCCGAGCTTTTGGGCGTGGCGCAGTACAACGACAAGGACAAGGTCCTGCGCTTTGAAAACGGCTCGACCATCCACTTTATGTACTGCGCCAGGGACGGCGATCTCGACCGGCTGCAGGGCGTGGAGTACGACGTGATCTTCCTCGACGAGGCGACCCAGCTCACCGAGTACCAGATGAAGACCATCTCGGCGTGTCTGCGCGGCGTCAACGACTTCCCCAAACGGATCTACTACACCTGCAACCCCGGCGGCCAGGGCCACGGCTACATCAAGCGGATCTTCATCGACCGCCGCTACGAGCCGGGCGAGGATCCGGGGGAGTACACCTTCATCCCCTCGCGCGTGACGGACAATCTGGCGCTGATGAAGAGCCAGCCCGACTATATCCGCCAGCTCGAGGCCCTGCCGGAAAAGCTGCGCCGGGCGTGGCTCGACGGGGACTGGGACATCTTTGAGGGCCAGTTTTTCGAGGACTTCCGCACCAAGCCCGACCAGGCCTGCTGCCGCCGCGTGGGGCTCGACCCCGAGACCGCCGCGCGGGAGGGCCGCTTCTGCCACGTGCGCGCGCCGTTTGCCCCGCCGCGGGAGTGGACGATCTGCCGCTCGTTCGACTGGGGCTACGCCCGGCCCTTCTCCTGCGCGTGGTGGGCCGTGGACTACGACGGGCGGATCTACCGCATCTTAGAGCTCTACGGCTGCACCCGCACGCCCAACGAGGGCGTCAAGTGGACGCCGGACCAGGTCTTTGCCCGCATCCGCCAGATCGAGGACACCCACCCGTGGCTGGCCGGGCGGCGGATCCAGGGCGTGGCGGACCCGGCCATCTGGGACGCCTCCACCGGCGAGAGCATCGCCGAGACCGGGGAGAAGTACCGCGTCTATTTCACCCCGGGCGACCACAAGCGGATCCCGGGCTGGATGCAGTGCCACTATCGCCTGCGCTTCGACGAGGCGGGCATCCCGATGATGTACGTCTTTGACACCTGCAAGGCGTTCTTGCGCACGGTGCCGCTGATGGTCTACGACCCCGCGCAGCCCGAGGACCTGGACACCACCCTGGAGGACCACGTGTGCGACGAGTGGCGCTACCTGTGCATGAGCCGTCCCATCCGCCCGCCCAGAGCAGCGGAGCCCAGCGCCGCCGCCCCCTGGCTCTCGCCGCTGGCAACGTAGGGGCAATGAAGCGGCCGCATTGCTGCGCGCGCGGCCGATGAAGCATGGCCTTCGGCCATATGAAGCGGCCTTCGGCCATGAAGCGGCCTTCGGCCATGAAGCGGCGGCGTGGCCGCCATGAAGCGCGGCTGCCGCCGCATGTGGCACAGCCGGGTAGGGTGCGAATTCGTGTGTAGGGACACCGGGCGAATGCGAATCCGTGTGTAGGGTTAGATTGTGCGAATTCGCCCGGGATGGAGCGGGAGCAATCGCACGCCGCGCGGACGGCCAATGGCCGCCCCTACACGGGTGCAAGGCCGGCGGTGCGGTGTAAACCGGGTGATTCTGGCCGATGTGCGACGCGAAGCTAGTCCCTTGGGAGTCATACTTCGTGACGCTTCGAGTTCGGCCACTACGGGCGGGGTGCGGACCGGGGCGCGAAACAAACGAACTGGAAAAAGGAGGCATTATGACATTATTTGAACCAAAAACGCTGCTGCCGGGGGTGCCGGTGGGGGTGCCGCGGGCGCTGGCGGAGGCGGCGATCTCTGCGGCGCAGGCGGGCGCAGGGCCGGTTGACGGCGAGCAAGCCGCCTTCGGCGGACCCGCGGGCGACGGGCAGGCGGCTTTTGCCGGGCCCATCGACGAGCAGGCGATTGCCGGGGCGATGCAGACCCTGCGCCGCTATCGGGCCGGCAAGGCGGGGCTTGAGCGCCGCATCGTGGAAAACGAGGAGTACTGGAAGCTCCGCCACTGGGACCACATGGACCAAACCGGCACCACGGCGCTGAAGACCAAATCCGCGTGGCTGGTGAACGTGCTGCTGTCCAAGCACGCAGACGCCATGGACGCCTATCCCGAGCCGACCTGTCTGCCCCGCGAGCCGGGCGACGCGGACACCGCCAGACTGCTCTCGGCGGTTCTGCCCGTGGTGCTCGGGCAGAACGACTTTGAGCGCGTCTGGTCGGACAACTGGTGGAAAAAGCTCAAGGCCGGCTTTGCGATCTACGGGGTGTTCTGGGACCGCGAGCGGCTTGACGGGCGCGGCGATATCGCCATCTGCCCGGTGGATCCCCTGAACCTCTATTGGGAGCCCGGCGTCACCGATTTGCAGGACTCCAAGGAGCTGTTCTACGTCCGGCTGGAGGACAACGAGACCCTGCTTGCCGCCTGGCCGCAGCTTGCGGGCAAGCTCGGCAGCCAGAGCTTTCTGCCGGCGCACTATCTCTATGACGACCAGGTGGACACCTCCCAAAAGACCCCGGTGATCGACTGGTACTACCACCGCGTCCAAAACGGGCGGCGCGTTTTGCACTACGTCAAGTTTGCCGCGGGCACCGTGCTCTACGCCACCGAAAACGAGGACCCATCCGACCCCGACAGCCCAGCCGTGCGCGGGCTGTATGACCACGGGCGCTATCCCTTCTTCTGCGACCCCCTCTTCCCGCAGGAGGGCACCCCCGGCGGCTGGGGCTACATCGACCTGTGCAAGGACGCGCAGCAGCAGATCGACCTGATGAACAACGCCATCGTGGCCAACTGCGTGGCCGCCGCCACGCCCCGCTGGCTCAAGCGCGGCGACGACGGCATCAACGAGGCGGAGTACGCCGACTGGACCCGCCCGTTCGTGCACGTCCAGGGCTCCATCGAGGACAGCGCTCTGCGGCAGATCACGGTCCAGCCGCTGTCGGGCAACTATCTGAGCATCCTCGAGTCCAAGATCCGGGAGCTCAAGGAGACCTCCGGCAACCGCGACGTCAACAACGGCGGCACCATGGCGGGCGTCACCGCGGCCTCGGCCATCGCCGCCCTGCAGGAGCAGTCCGGCAAGCTCAGCCGCGACCAGATCATGGGCTCCTACCGCTGCTTCCGCCAGGTGGTGGGCTGCGTGATCGAGCTGATCCGCCAGTTCTACGACGCGCCCAGGCAGTTTCGTATCGCGGGCGGGCCCGAGGAGCGGGGGTTTCTCTCCCTGTGCGGCCGGGACGTGCCGGTGAGCTTTGACGTTGAGGTTACGGCGCAGAAGCAGAGCGCCTATTCCAAGCTCAGCTACAACGAGCTGGCGCTGCAGTTCTTCCAGCTCGGCTTCTTCAATCCTGCGCTGGCCCCCCAGGCCCTTGCGGCGCTGGAGATGATGGACTTCAAGGGCAAGGCGGCCCTGAGCCAGCGCATCCGCGACAACGCCCTTGCCTCTGCACAGGCCGCGCAGCAGGCGCAGGCGGATGCAGAAGAGCCCGCCCGCGAAAAGGGCCGCGCTGCGCGCAAGCAGGCCCCCAGGCTTGGCGCAACCGACTCGCTGGGCAACCAGCTTAAGCGCTACGCCCACACCGAGCGTGCCCGCGCCCGCTCCGCCGCCACCACCCAGCCCAGATAACGGCAACGCCACTATGGGCGGGTGCGTATTCGTAGGGGCCGATGACCACATCGGCCAGTCGCGAAGCGCTCGTATCACGCAGCTTCTACATGCTGGCGCATGTGCGACGCACAGCTATGAAGCGGCCGCATTGCTGCGCGCGCGGCCTATGAAGCATGGCCTTCGGCCATATGAAGCGGCCTTCGGCCATGAAGCGCGGCTGCCGCCGCATAGGGCACAGCCGGGCGGGGTGCGCACCCGTAGGGGCCGATGACCACATCGGCCCGTCGCGAAGCGCCCGTATCGCACCCTGTACGTTCTGGCGCATGTGCGACGCGCAGCTAGTCCCTTGGGAGTCATGCGCCACTACGGGTTGGCGCCACGGCGGGGTGCGTATTCGCCTGGAATGGTGCGGGACCGATCCCACGCTGCGCGGACGGCCAATGGCCGCCCCTACACGGGTGCAAGGCCGGGGAGCGGTGGTGACCGGGGGTTATGGCCGATGTGCGACGCGCAGCTAGTCCCCTGGGAGTCATGCGCCACTACGGGTTGGCGCCACGGCGGGGCGCGTATTCGCCTGGGATGGTGCGGGACCGAAGCCCCGCCGCGCGGACGGCCAATGGCCGCCCCTACACGGGTGCAAGGCCGGGGAGCGGTGGTGACCGGGGGGTTATGGCCGATGTGGTCATCGGCCACTACGGACGGGTGCGTCCCGGATATGCCAAATGCGGCGAAAGCCGCGCTTCATGGCGGCTCCGCCGCCGCTTCATAGGCGCATTCGCGCTGCTTCATGGCCGCAGGCCGCTTCATAGCGGCTCCGCCGCTGCTTCATGGCCGCAGGCCGCTTCATAGGCTGCTCCGCCGCCGCTTATCATCCACCAAACCACGAAGGAGGTACAGTATGCACATCAACACCAATTCCATGCCCGGAGGCTGCCATGCGGACGCCGGCGCTTAAAACGCTCGCGCGGACCCAGGCCAGGCAGACGGGATTTCTGGGCTACGACCGCCGGGAGCCGGCACAGGCGGGCGCGTTTGCGGATATGAAAAATCTCTGCCCGGACGCGGCCCCCTTCCTCTCGGTGCGGCCGCGCTACGTCGGGGTACCGGGGCCGGACAATCTGCCGCTCGAGGGTGTGCTGGCCGTGGCGGGCACCGACCCGGTGTATCTGCTGCGCGACGGGACGATCCTCGCCGGGGGCCGGGGCTTTGCGGGCTGGATCGACCTTGGCGTCTACGGCCCCGAGACGCCCCGCCAGATGGTCCTTCTGGGGGCGTGGGCCATCGTCTTCCCGGACGGGGCCTACATGAACACCCAGCGGCTGCGCCAGGGCGCCGAGCTGGTGCGCGGCGAGGATTACGGCACCATTGCCGCGCGCTACGCCTTCCGCCGGGGTGCGGCGGTGTTCACCCCCTGCACCTTTGACGGCGCCGAGATCGAGGTCACCAAGTCCGACACCCCGCCCGCGTCCGGCTGGTGGCTCGACACCTCCGGCGAGAGCCTGGTTCTGCGCAGCTACAGCCCCAGCGAGGGCGCCTGGCTTGCCGCCACGGGCTACGTCAAGTGCACCATGCCGGGCGCTGCGGCGGAGCTTCGCGCCTGGGACGGCGTGGAGATCACCGCGCGGCTGGGCGAGCTTGGCGAGCTCTACGGTCTGGACGAGGTCGAGACGCTGCTTGCCGGCAGCCATGTGATCCAGGCCGCCCACCGCGACCAGGCGGGCGACGGCCAGGGGGACTATCTCATTCTCCAGGGCCTGCTCTCGGGCCGGGTGGAGGTGGAGCTCACCGGCCAGGGCAACGCCTTTGTCACGCTTGCCAGACCCATGCCGGAGCTGGACTTTGTCGTGAGCTGCCAGAACCGGCTTTGGGGATGCCGCTGGGGCGGCGGCAAAAACGAGATTTTGGCCTGCAAGCTCGGCGATTTTCGCAACTGGGCCGTCTTCCAGGGCCTGGCCTCCGACAGCTATGTGGCTGTCCGCGGCTCGCAGGGACCGTTTACGGGCGCGGCGGTTCTTGGCGGCAATCCACTTTTTTTCAAAGAAAACTGTCTTGAAAAGGTGTTTCCAAGCGACGATGGCGCGCATACGATCCGCACCGTGGCCCTGGAGGGCGTCGAACCCGGAAGCTGGCGCAGCCTGTGCGTGGTCAGAGGGGAGCTGTATTACAAATCCGGCCGCGGGATCTGCGTCTACAACGGCACCCTGCCGCGCCTGATCTCAGAGCCCTTGGGCCGCGTGCGGTATCACAGCGCCGTGGCCGCCGCCGGGCCGGACCGCTACTGGGTCAGCATGAAGACCGAGCAGGGCGACGACCGTCTCTTCGTGCTGGATCTTGAGACGGGGCTTTGGTATCGCCAGGGCGACGAGGGGTTTTTCCTGGCCTGGAGCGAGGGCGGCGCGCTGCGCTTCACCCGCGCGTGGAACGGCCCGGTGCTGGCCCAGCCCCTTGCAGGCGACAGCCGGGACGTGGACTGGTACGCCGAGACCGGCGATCTCGGCCCGACCCTTGCGGCCCTGCGCGAGGTCACGGCGCTCAGACTGCGCCTGAGTCTGGAGCTCGGGGCCGAGGCCAGGGTCTACGCCTCCTACGACGGCGGCCCGTGGCTGCGCAAGGGGACGCTGGTCTCCAACCGGCGGCACGTGCAGAAGCTCCCGCTGCATCCGCGCGTCTGCGACAGCTTCCGCCTGCGGCTGGAGGGACGCGGCGGCTGCCGCATCGAGCAGCTTAGCTGGCTGACCCGCAAGCATCGCGACCTGTAAGACGCCAGAGCCCTGCGCCCTTTTGGGGCGCACACAACCGACCAGAAAGGAGGTGAGACGTATGAAGCTGTCTTTGCCCGCCCGTCCGAGCGGCGAGACCTCCGACCAGGTGGAACAGTTGTGGGATTACATCTTCCGCCTGGTGGAGCAGATGAACGAACAGGATTGAAACCCGCAGCGGCAGGTGCGTATCCGCGTGTACAAGGCCGGGGTGCGTATCCGTGTGTAGGGACACCGGGCGAATGCGTATCCGTGTGTAGGGGCGATGGCTGTGGATCCCAGTTCCGGCGGCAGAGCCGCCGCAACCGGGGAATAAAATACAGAACAGTCCACCGGACTGTT